GCAGCGGCGCGGCCGAGATCCCGACGAAGCGCATACGCTCCTCGGGCAACCCCGGCGGCCCGAATCACAACCATGTGCGCAAGTATTTCATCGACGCCGGCGAGGAGTCGTCGGTGGTCGCCGGCGACGACGGCATGAGCCGGATGTATATCCGCAGCCTCGTCACCGACAACAAGATTTTGCTGGCCCGCGATCCCGGCTATATCAAGCGGCTGGAGGGGGTCGGCGACCCCCAGCTCGTCAAAGCGTGGCTGGAGGGCGACTGGGACGCCTTTGTGGGTCAGTATTTCGAGAATTGGCATGAGGACAAGGTCGCCGTGCCATCTTTTGAGATCCCGGACCACTGGCCGCTGTTCGGAGGACTCGATTATGGCGAGTCCGCCCCGTCCAGTTTTTCGCTGTATAGCGTTGACTACGATTCCAATGTGTACCGAATCGTGGAGTACTATCAGGCCAATGCCACGGCATCGCAGCACGCGACCCGCATCGCTCAGATGATCGAGAGTTGCCCCTTCACCGCCGGCCGCTACCCGCAGGCGACTTATGCGGACCCGTCGATGTTTGTGAAGCGGCGCCTGTCGGAGGTCATCAACCACTCGCCGGCCGACGTCTTCGCCGACCACGGCATCTTCCTGACGCGGGCCAACAACGACCGCGTCACCGGATGGAGGGTCATCAACGACGCCCTCATCAAGGAGCGTTTCTACTGCTTCAACGGCTGGAACGACGCCTTGATGCGGACGATGCCGACGCTGCCGCGGTCGTCGAAGAACCCCGAGGATCTGGATACGATGGCCGAGGACCACGCCGCCGATGAACTCAGATACGCGATGATGCACGTCTACAAACCCCACCGCGTCGCCGAGCCGGAGCCGTACGAAGGGACCGGCCAGGAGATCATGGATGGGATCGAGAAGGACGGCGGTCGCCGCAGTGGCCGCTATGCCTACGCATGACCACAGCCGTCGGAGCATTGTATCCGGTCGGCGTAACGCTAGGAAAAACAATGGCTAAGTTCAATGGCACACCCCGTAGCAGCAAGACAAAGCCCAAGTCCAACAAGACCCGCGTCAAGGCCATGCCGGCCGGCGCCGACAACCTCAAGGCAGGCAAAACCAAGAAGTAGCAGCCTGCTGTAGGGTGCGCGAATGAAACAAAAAGACATCGAGTTCTGGACGGGCTGCATCGAGAATGGCCGCAAGTATATGCGTGCGCGGCACAAGGTGTGGCGCAATCTGCTCAAGACCTACGACCTGGACTTCGACGTGCCGGGGCTGGGTGACGATAAGATCGTCAAGATTTCGAGGATGTACCCCCTGGCGCGGCAGATCATCGCGTCGGTCAGCTTTAACTACCCTCACGTCTACTTCAAGGTGGAGGAGCCGCAGCGGCAGTTCATCTCCGACATTCTGGAGCGGGTCGCCAATGCCGCCCTGGAGCAGATGGACGCCAAGCGAGAGGTGCAGCAGGCTATCTTTGACGCCCTCTTCTGTTCGGTCGGGTGGATCAAATTCGGCTACAACCCCCCCGGTGAGGACGATATCGTCGCCCCCTATGTCGTCAATGACTCTATGGAGGACGACTTTCCGTATGTCACCCGCGTCTCGCCCTTTAATATCTTCCTCGACCCCCTGACGCCGCCGCATAAGCTCAGTCACGCCCGGTTTATCATCGAGAAGATGCTGGTGCCGCTGGAGTTCGCCAAAGAGGACAAGCGTTTCGTCAACCGGCGCCAGATACAGGCGATGTCGGAGGATGAGACGGGCGGCGAGGGCTTCATCACCGACTTCGAGGATGCGGCGCACTCCGACGAGCAGGAGGCCGTCACCCAAAGCAAGGAGCGCGGCGAGATGGTCGTGCTGTACGAGATCCACGACCGGATGCACAAGAAGCGCATCACCTTCGCCGCCGGCGTCAAGGAGCCCATTGAAGAGGTCGACCATCCTATGCTGGCGATGGAGGCGGTGACCGAGCCGGACCCCTTCACGGGTGAGCCTATGATGACGGGCGAGTTTCGCAAAGCCGGGGGCTACCTCGTCGACGGGGGCTTCCCGTACCACGCCCTCAAGTTCGACCAGACTGAGCGGAGTTTCTACGGCCAGCCGCCGATGAATTACATCAACGACACGCAGAAGCTGATCGTCGAGAGCGTCAGCCGTAGAGCCGACCTCCTCAAGCGATTCCAGCGCATCGTCCTGGCGTCGCGACGTGAGCGCGAAGCCAACCAGGATCTGGGCGACACCCTGGAGGAAGGGCGCGACGGCGAGATCATCTGGGTTGAAGACCCCAACACGAGCATGAAGGAGCTTAACTTCGGCGCCCCGCCGCCCGATCAGCTGGGCCTGGAGAATACGGCCCATAACCTGGAGGAGCAGTCGCTCAACGTCAGCCAGCTGGCGATGGGGGGCGGCCCCAAGGTGACGGCGACGCAGGCGAGCTTACAGGCTTCTTTTTCGCAGATCAACAGAGAGTGGATGCAGCTGCGCGTCGCGGATACTTATAAGGCTATTGTCCGCAATGCCTTACGGATGATGGCCGATACCCGGTATACGCCGGAGAACTTCCTCGTCAACGTCGCCCAGGATGCCCAAGACCCCGTCTTCGAGGCCGTCTCGGTCGACCTGCTGCGCGTCCGCTACAAGGTCGAGATCGTCGCCGGCAGTATGCAGCCGCTGACCGAGCAGCTGGAGCGCGAGGATGCCCTGCAGCTTTTTAATTATATCAACAACTTGCCGGAGATAAATCGCCTCGAGGCCATCAAGGGGTTGCTCAAGGCGTTTCGCGTGCAAGACCCCGACAAGTACCTCGCCCAGAGCGAGAACGCGGACGCCGTCAAGGCGGCCAATCTGGAGAATGTCGCCTACCTCATGGTCGGCGGCGACCCCGGCGTCACACCGGAGGAGGAGCACCAGGTACACCTCCAGGTGCATCAGCAGCTTCAGCAGTTGCCGCAGTTTCAGCAGATGCTACCGGTGCAGCAGCAGCAGATCATGCAGTCGGCGCAGCAGCACATGGCCCAGCATCAGCAGTACTTGCAGCAGATGGCGCAGGGGGCGCGGCCCCAGGCCCCCGGCGGCGGCCCAGAGCGCAGCGAGTCGGAGGGGGGCATTATCAGCTTGGTGCGGAGCCAGGCCCAGGAGATGAGCCAGGAGGTTCAACGCGCACCGGGACAAGGATAGGTTATGGTCTTACACGATTACGAATGCCGCGACTGCGGCCGCCTGCATGAAGATGTCGCCTTCCTCTCGCATCGAGAGGTGACGAAGGCGGTGGTCTGCGACGACTGCGGCGAGGATGCTCCGATGGTCTTTTTGAAAATCAACGGCATCCACCACGACCACTCGGGTATGTACGGCAAGTACCACGCCGGCTTCGGGTGTGTCGTCACCGATTACGGGCATAAGCAGCGCCTAATGAAGAAGTACAACGTCATTGAGTCATCCGACCCTGTCGGCGGCTCACGCAACCACATCACCCGTGATGTGACCCATCCTACTCCACGCTCCAGCGACCCCGTCTATTGGGGCAACACCCCCGCCGAGGCACTCGCTGTAGCCGAGCAGGCAACCATGGAGTAAGCAACCAATGTCCGAGATTCTGGATCTGGACTCCGGCAGCGACGATGCGGCACCCGAGTCGAGCGCCTCTGAAGACAGCGTAGAGCTGTTGACGGAGACTACCTCGCTGTCGGCCCCATCTGACGACGCTGGACACTCTGACAGCGCCACATCGGATTTCGATCCGGCGCAGACCGATTGGCTACGGGCCGATCTACAGTCGGTGCCGGAGCAGTACCAACCGCTCGTACCGCTGGCGAAGAACTTGCAGGCGCAGTTTACCCGCACCACGCAGGATCTGTCTGATCAGCGCAACCAGCTGGCCCAGGAACGGCAGGAATGGGCTTCGCGGGTACAGCAGATGGCCGCCCCGCCGGCGCCGCCAGGCCCCATCGATCAGATGAGGCAGAACGCGTCGGAGGAGGAGGCACGCGGCATCGACGCCGTGCAGCAGATCGTCCATGAGCAGGTCGGCAGCCATATCAACGGGCTGACGCAGCAGGTGCAGGTGCTGCAAACGCAGCTGGCGCACGCCAACTCGTTCGTCCAGAACCAGCAGACCGCGTATATCGGCCAGCAGGTGCAGGAGGCGCGAGAGCAGTATGGCCCCGACCTGGACCGCTACACCGACCAGATCGTGGCGACGACCCGTATTAACAACCCCAACACGGGTCAGCCGTACAGCGTGAAAGAAGCCTACGAACTGCACGCGGGGGTGACGGCGCAAAACGCCGCCGACCTGCGCGATCAGAACTCGCAGGCGAAGCGCAGCAGCAAGCGTGCGGTGCGTCAGACGCAGGGTGTCGACGCCAGCGAAGAGAGCGGCTCGTTATCCGACAACGAAGTACTGTCGGGTTTAACCAGTCTAGGATTTGAATAAGGAAATCAATCATGGCAGCAACCAGCACCACTGAAACTTGGGATGCCGCTTGGACCCTGACGATGAGGGCGAAGCGCAAGGAGTTGACCGACAACTTCTTCGACGCGTACCCCACACTCGATATGTTCCGCAGCGGCGGCGCCCTGGTCACCGACAACGGTGGAAAAGAGATCCAGGCCGACTTGATGTACTCGGGCAACTCAGCCCAGTACTTCAGCGGATACGATGTTCTCAACACCGACGCTATCGACGGTATTACGGCGGCTTTTTATCCGTTCCGTTATGCGGCGGTGCCGATCACGATCAACTACACCGAGGAGATGGAAAATCGCAAGTCCGACGCCGCGATGAAGCTCCTCGCCGCCAAGACCGAGCAGTCGATGCTTACCCTGAGAGATCAGATCAACGCATCGCTCTACTCCGCGCAGACCGGCAAAGCGCCACTGGGCTTCCAAGATATCATCGCCGATGCTCCTGGCACTAGCCCGACGACCTTGGGCGGCATCACTGTCAGCAGCAACACCTGGTGGAAAAACAAAGCCGAGAACGCTACGGCCGACACCTCGTTCAAGACGATTGTCAATACCAACTTCTACGAGGGCATGATTCGGATGTCGACGCTGTGGAACGCGGTGTCGGAAGGCAATGAACAGCCGACCAACGTCTTCACCAGCAACGCCATCTACGCCGACTACGAGGAGATCTTTGAAGGTACGGGCTATCAGCGCCTGACCGGCAAAGATAAGCCTGGTGTCGACGGCCGACTGCCGTCCTTCCGAGGCATTCCGGTGCAGTACGACCGCGATTGCGCGTCCGACCGCATCTACTTCTTGAACACCAAGTATCTCAAGATGCATATGCAGTCCGGTATGAACTTCGCGAAGTCTAATTTCAAAGAGCCGGCCAACCAGATGGCGAAGGTCGCCTTCATAATTGTCGGCCTGCAAATCACCACCAACAATCGTCGTCGTCAGGGCGTAGTATATAACGTCAACGACTAAACAACAAAGCGCGTTTAAACGCTGCGTCCGGCGACGGGCAACGCGTTTAAACGCACTCTTATCCGAGGCGCAAGCCAATGCGCCTTTAAGCCTAGCAACGGGCGAAGGAGAATGAACAATGGCTATTACGGTTCAAAACAATGACTATACCACCAATCGCATTGGCGGTACTGGTATAGGCAGTCGCTCAGGTCAGGGACTCTATACTGAGTCTTCGACTGCGAAGTATGACCTGGGCGCAAAGCTGGAGTTCTCCGATGGTCGCGTATTCCGTTACACCAAAACGGGCGCTGCCATCAGTGCAGGTATTTTGGTCGCACAGGATTTCAGCGCCGGCAACATCGCCGAGTTCGATGATGCGACCATCTCGCCGGTAGCTGCTGGTTCGACGGTCATCACCATCACTGCATCTGCTCTTAGTGGTGTGGATGCGGTGAATGAACTGGCTGGTAGCTTCATCAATACTGTTGATGGTACCGGTGAAGGGTATGCCTACAAGATCAAATCGCATGGCGTAGAGTCCAGCAATGCGGTGGAGTTTACGCTCTTTGATCCTCTGGTAACGGCAGTTGCTTCAGGCGCGACTGACTTGCAGATCACTGCTCCTGCTTATCGACAGGTAGTGACCTGTGCCGCGACAGTTGGTGCCGCTACCGACACAATGCCCGTAGGAGTTACGCCCATTGCCTTCACTTCGGGTTATTACGGTTGGATACAGACCCGTGGTATTTGCACTTGTCTCTTTGACGGTGGTACGACTGATACTCCTCATGTAGGAGTAGCACTTCGTGCAGCTGACCAAGATGCAGGCGCAGTGGAACCCAGGATTGCAAGTAGTCCTGTAGCGTTGCCCACCGTGGGTATCGTTGCCGTGGGCGCGGCTGCGGACACGCAGCACGTAAGCATGAACTTGATGCTTGAGTAACACACATGAGGGCGGCGGCCAGCTGGCCGCCGCCCTCTTAACTACAAAGAGAGCGTTTACAACGTTTGCAAAGGTACTTCTATGGCTAAACAGCAGCAGCAGCTGAGTCTGCCCGACCAGATCGCTGAAGTCGTCTCTACGGCTGAACCGGCCGTACCGGCCGCACCGGCCGCCGCGCCGGAGGTCACACCGGAACAGATCGCCCAGCTCATCCTCAAGAGCAGCGACCAGACGAAGGCGGCGATACGCAAGGCGCTCGACCTCGACAACACCCACACGCGAGAGCGTAAGTCGGTGACGACCAACAGCCAGGTGCGCAACACCGTCAAGGCGATAGGCGAAGTCACCCACGTCGATGGCTACCTGCCGTCGCCGGGGTCGCGCATCTCAGATCGAGGACCGGAGGCGGTAGCCATCTGGAAGCAACGCTGGAAGGAAAACAACGGCGACAACCTCTCTGAGTACGACCTCGATCATATGGCGCTGGACGCGCATCTGTAGATGTCGGAAACCGGTGGGCAGGTCAACGCCGCCGCTTTCTTCGGAGATACGGCGCTGCTGGGCGATATCCAGGCCGAGACGGGTGCGTACGCTGCGGCATTTACGCTGCCGCGGCTGACAACGACGCAGCGCGATGCGCTGACGGCCGTCAATGGTATGCTCGTCTATAACTCATCCACCAACAAATTCCAGGGCTATGAGAATGGCTCTTGGACGAATCTGATATGACGAACCTGGAAGTGATGCAGGCGGCGCTGCGCCGCGTGGGCCTCAACGTCGGATCGTCGACGTTCAAGGACGGGGCGCGGACCTACTTGAATATGGTGGGCAAAGACGTCCAGTCTCGCGAGAAGTGGAACTGGATGTTCAAGGCGTCGACGTTCGCCACGGTGGACGGCACCCAGACCTACAGCCTGGCGTCGGATGCCATCACACCCCTGAGCTTTCGCAACACCACCGAGAACCACGTCATCATCGTGATGTCGTCGCAGGATCTGGATGCGGCCGACCCCGACCACTCG